GCAGTTTTAAACTATATAAAAGAGCTATCTCTCAAGCAGAGGCATTACAAAATTATGATGCTCAAAAAGGATTTTTCGAGAATATTAGATTATAATGGCTATTACTACTACACATAATACTTATGGTATTCCGATAAATTTAAGTATTAAGAAGAGTGTTACTTCTAAATACAAAAAAAAGAATGGATTAACTTATCCTTGGGTGGCTGCTTATAAGACCGTAACAGGAGGAACTTTACAAACAAATACAAGCCAAGCAGGTTATGCTAGTCCGTCGTATGGCACTACTCTTATTAGAAACAACTTAAGACAATTATTACTTACCGAAAAAGGTGAGCGTGTAATGCTGCCCAACTTTGGGCTCTCTTTAAAAAGATATGTGTTTGAGCCTCTTGATGAAACTACTTTCTTTTTGTTAAGGAATGATATTTTAAAAACATTAAAAAAATATTTTAGTATTGTTAGTGTTGTTAATTTAGGGATATACTCTAATGAGAATAGCCGAAATAATGGGGAACTAATAATTAATTTAACTCTTCAAGTAAATGATGAATCCCTAGATGTATTTGATATAGAGGTAAAGGTGACAGCATGACATTTTCAGGAACTACAAGTACAGATTTTATGAAATTAGCTTCTATTCCTGATAGGAAAAAGCAATTATATATTGATTATGCAGGCACTGATTTTTTAAGTCTTAGAGATAATTTAATTAGTTATATTAAAGCTGTGTATCCTTTAGATTATCAAAACTTTTCTGAATCAGATTTAGGAATGATGCTTGTTGAAGTGGTGGCATATATGGGGTCAGTCCTATCTTTGAAAGGAGATATGCTTGCCAATGAAAATTATTTAAGAACAGTTAAAGATAGAGAAAATCTTAATAAATTATTTGAATTAGTAGGGGTGGATATGAAAGGGCCAATATCGGCTGCTGCTAACGGAAGACTAACCGCAACTGCAACTCCAGTAGCGGCGGATTTTCCCCTAACTTATACTCCTGCACGTAGAATTTTTGGAATAACCTCCAAAGAAGACGGGGCTCCTGTAACATATACTCTTTACAAAGTTGTCAACGGTACCCTTCAAGATATTCAAAATTCCCAATCTGCCTTTGATTTAGAGGGAAGTGAAGCTGATAATAGTGCGAGTTCTGTATTTACTAATATAACTTTCTTAGAAGGTGCATTTAGTATTCAACAAGGAAACTTTGATACATTAGAAGGCAATAAACGAGTAGCTCTAACTGAATCCCCTATCATTGAGGGTAGTGTACAAGTATTTGTAGGTGCGGGAGAAGGTAATGACGCTCACGGAGCTTATAAACAAGTAGATAGATTATATTCAGCGTCAGGAGGAACGGATAAAGTTTTTCAAGTAATTTATAATGAGGCATATACCGCTACTATATTGTTTGGAGATAATATTATGGGAGTCTCTCCTCCTGCGGGATCCCAATTTACTGTAGCTTATAGAGTAGGGGGAGGCTCAAGAGGTAATATTACAAACGGCGCAATCAATGTTGAAACAACAGCGGAATCATCCAGGGCGGTGGATGCAACTCTTGCTTTCACTACAGAAAATATAAGTGCGGCAACTGGGGGGTCTGATGCTGAGACAGTAGCTCATGCTAAAAAATATGCTCCCTATACGTTTAAAAGACAAGATAGGGTAGTTACTTTAGAAGATTATATTTCTATAGGTAATACCTTTAGGAGTAAAAAAGGAACTATAGGTAAGACTACAGCGGCTGTCAGGGATGCGTTTTCTTCAGGAAATGTTATTGATTTATATACTTTAGAAAAAGCCGATGACCTGAGAATGCAAAAAGCTTCCCCTACATTTAAACAAGAACTTTTAGAAGAGATTGACCCTAAAAAAATGCTTACTGATGAGGTGGTAGTTTGTGATGGACTAATTAGAACTTTAGATGTAGGGGTCACGATTAGAATTGATAAGGAATTAGAGCAAATTGAACCACAAATTCAGCAAGAAGTTGCTAATGTAATTTTAGAGTACTTTGATGTGGATGAAATAGATTTTGGCGAATCCTTCAACCCTGCTCATTTAAATAGAAAAATCTTTGAATTACCTAACGTCAGATTTTCTAGCGTCGATAATATTGATGCTCCAATTGATGTAGATTTTCATGAAATTATTCAATTGAATAACTTTAGTATTGATACTGTTCTAATCTGATGTCTAGAAGATATGTAAAAACTGCAAAGATAAATGATCTAGGAGAAATATCTCCTAAGATTGTATCTGTTGTTTCAACAAAAAATAATATTCAAAATGAGGCAACGCAACAAATATATTTTAAAAGAAATTATTTAGAAGCTATTAGAAAAATTGTACCACAACTTTATTTTTCTGATGAGCAAGCTGTTAGTGGATCCCATATATCTTTTCCAAATCAGTTAATTAATTCTCATATCATAGCTAATAAAAATCAAAGTACTATTTTACCTGTCTCTGCTTTGGTTGATGATAACTATTTATCTGCAATTGATAATCCATCTGGATTTGCTAGATTTTTCTATAAGCAGAATACTCCTGCTACTATTGCTCCTGACGATTTTGAAAGAAATATTTTATTTCCTCTAGATAAAAAGTTTTCTGATTTTAAAGCTAGTGCTAGTTTTATAAATTTTATAAGTGGAACTTTTCTCCCCTCCATTCCCTTAGTAGCAGTAGGGCATCATGCTACAGATAATCTTGCAACACTAACTACAAGTTCTTATGCCAACGATTCATCAGGAACATATAAGTATTTAGCGAATACATTGGGGTGGGTATACTTTCTTAATAGAAGTGGGCCTGCTGGTGGGTTTGATTCTTCTACCGCAGTTGCAACCTTATTAACGGAAACTTTGTGGAAAGGCAGATCTATTGTACTTGAAGATTGTATGAAGGTGTATGAAGAATACTTATGGAGGAACCAGTCTACATGGGGACTTACAGATAAAATTATTCCAGTTGATTATGTGTCTTCAGTTAGCATGAGTGGTGTAACTTATGCTAGTGGAACTCAACTTCTTGATCGTCTCAAAACTTTAAATAATATAGTATATTCTCCTCATTATTTAGACAGTCCTGATACTAAAGTAGAGGAGGCATTTACTACTTATTTAACCACCTCTTCTCTGCTTCAAGACGGTGCGCTCATAACAGAAACTCAGGAGGCTGGTCCTTTAGCACGTTTCTTAGAAGCTATGTCATTTAGTATAGCAGATAGTTTGACAGAGCAAAATGAAATTGGGGTTTTATATGATATTGGAAAATGTCCCGATGAGTTTTTGGACTTACTAGCTGAGTTAATTGGGTGGAGATTTATTGGAGCAGACCTGGATAAATGGAGAGTTCAGCTAAGGAACGCAGTTAAAATTTATAAAATGAAAGGTACTAGGAGATCTATTCAGTTTCTCTTAGATACTTTATTTTCAACAGGAGTTTTCGATGTCAATACCAGTAATACATTATTAGAACTTTGGGAATCTTATATTCCTAATATTCTGTATTACTCTCTTGCAACTAGTTCTCCTCTCTTTACTAATTATGAGACTTATAGTGAAGCATCGGCTGCTAGATTTGGGGTACCCAGCTACACTAAGTTTAGTATGGAAACCAATATCAAATATGTAGTGGATAAGATTCTGTTTGATTTATTTTTAGAGTTTCCTGAGAACTTTCGATTGGGAGCAGCACCTTTTCCCAAGACAAGGCTATACAACTTTGTAGAGGTTAAGGAGAAATGGTTACCGTATGGGAAGGAGTATGCTGGCCCTTATCATATAATGCATAAAGGGAAATACCCATCGAATTATGAGCTTCCTAATTTTAAGAAAAACAAGTTACATGCTCCTCCTGCATCTGTTTCTGCTGTCTATATGACAGGGCTGGAGCATACTCAGGACTCTAAGTATCTCGCTTTAGCACTAGATGATCCTGATTTTATATTTGAATATAGAAATAAAATCAATTTAATTCCTCCGTATGAGAAGAGACAGTATTACATGAATACTCAAGTTACTCACGCAATGGTGGAACGTATTAAATATTATCTAACTTGTTTTGGAGTGGATGCTAATTTTGCTATAGCTGTTACCGATTATCTTAAAGAAAATATTACAGAGAGTATTGATACAGATCAAGGTATTAATAATTTCTTATTATTTACTAAACAAAAAACATATCCTCCTAATTATGGTAATATAATTAAGGACGTAACAAAAGAAAGAATTATTGATCCTGTGAGCTTGCTTAGTTTATGGAACGGAAAATCGTCTCATTTCTTAATAAGATTTGATTCCAATTCCTTTAATTGGGCGAGCAATCAATTAAGATCTACTGGTAAGTATGGTATCCAAAAGGTAAAGTCTGCTCTGGATCAAGTAATACCTGCTCATGCTATCCCTGAAATGATCGTTTCACTATCTGCTCTTACAGACGCTATGGATGCAATAGCTGATAATGATTGCAGAGAGTGGAGACCTAACTTTAATGATTTATATGAGGGATCTTCTACTGTTACAACTAATTGGGGTACCTGTGCAGTGGATATGGAATACGTAGGACTTGCTAATGGGCTTACCCCAAAACGATTTAAACGAATAGATGTTGATAATATTCATGATCCTCTCTTGGCATCAGGACTTATTTCAGACGGTAATAACTTTATAGCGGTTCGTAGAAACTCTTTAAGAAGGAGAAACTATCACAACCTTCTTCCTGAAACAAAGATGTTTACTCGATTAGGAAAAAATAATCCTGGGAGCTTAGAGTTATCTACCTCTTATTATTCTTCTTCAGTTGGTTTCTTACCTTTAGGATTTATACCCTCTTCTTTAACATTTCAAGAAATTCCTCTTGTAACTCCTCCTAAGGCTTTTATAGAAAAGGTTATAGATCATTCAAATATGCCTGATGTGTGGCATGATTGTCAAAATCTCTCTTCTCCTAGTTCTATTTTTGGTTATGATATTAGTAATACCTTCGCATCCAGAGCAAAACAAGTTGTAGCAACTTCAGATTGTAATACCTATGGACGAAGGGGGCAGCTACCTGAGATTATGAATACTATGCATAGGATATTTGATCAAGA